TCGTGGCCCAAATAGGGGTGGAACTGTCATGGATTGAAAAACATGGCACGGAGGCATTGAACAATTTAGACCATGCCGCCCTGCTGGTTGCGTTGCGTGACGAGATTGAACGACTACGGGCTGAAGTCAATCTTTGGATGGGTGCTGCAGAACGATTTGCGGAGTCCGACCCCAAGTTTGAAGCGTTCGTGTTCTATTTCCGTGCGAGAGCAAAGGCAGTTCTTGATGCGCCGAACAGTTGATGACGGATACGGCGAGGTGGAGTGCTGCGCTCGCATTGACTGCGACCTTGAGGTAGTGCGACCCGGTAAAGTCCAATGCCGTGGAGAATATGACTCATTGGGCTGTCCTCACACAGTGGAAGAACTCGTTAGCACGATGAATAAAACCATCAAAAACATACTAAAAAGGGCACACAATGATTGACGTAATAATTATGTTCACAGCATTTTTCATTGGCTATATTATTGCAAAAACAGAGAACAGATGAAGCGATTGATGCTATTGTCAATCGCCGTCAATGGCGAGTAATTCAGTGGATAGAATAGCGGTTTCCTAAACCGTCTGCCGCAGGTTCGAATCCTGCCTCGCCAGCCACCCAACAAGGAGAAAACATGCCATACGGACATGATTCAGCAGTAGAAGCAAATCGTCGCCTAGAGGCTTCCCGGAATGCTTGGCAAGCCGGTGAACCAACTCGCGAAATGCATCAAACAGTCAAAGAAATTAAGGTTCTTCTCACGGAGATTCTTGAAATTCTTCGCGCCGACAAGAAGTCATAGTTTTTAACAATGGCGCATACTGACGACATCGACAAAATTCGCTACGAATCCACAATTGAACGAATCATAAGGTTCAAGCAAGTGGAGTGCGATGGCGTTACCAAATATACGAAAGAAACACCAATGGAGTTTATCTGGCCCCAGGGCGACCCAGTCCCCAGGGATAGGGAAACTCTTGTTCAATTCATAACAAAAGAAGAATACGAAAATGGAATTCAAAGTTGAGGACATGCTCGCCCGCTTTAAGGAGCGTGCGGACGCGGTAAAGAAACGGCCACTACCACCTGTTGCCGGTCCTGAACGAACACATTTCGTAAATCAAGCACAAATTGATTTCCAAGACTTTGCAATGATTGGTGACTGCGAAGCGAGTCTTGAGGATGGGATACTTGTCCTGAAGTTGAATCTGCGTAAAAAGGATTGATATGGAATACCCAGATTTTTTGAAGCCTGTCCTTGCACGCATCAACCCAGATTATGGCGTACACATATCGTGCGATTCTGGCTGGTGGACGCTCATTTCTAACTGCGACAAAGAATTGTCTGCGGTTGACCCCGACTACACAATTTTCCAAGTAAAGGAAAAGTTTGGCGGACTTAGGTACTACTACTCGCCATCAAATCCAGATTTTGGAACCAAAATGGATGAAATCGTCCAAAAATACGAAAAAATTTGCTCAATGACCTGTGAAGTAACCGGGAAACATGGCTACCTCATGAAGAAGGATTTTCGGTACAGGACACTAAATGAGTCGCATATCGAGCAGGGGTGGACTAAGGTAGACCCATGACTCGCCAACGCATGTTCTTGGACATCTCTTGCGTGGAGGCCGCTAGACAAAGAATTCGCCACGTTTACGACACCTTTGACTCGGTGTGTGTTCAATTCTCCGGCGGTAAAGATTCTTCAGCAGTTCTCTACCTTGCTAAAGAAATTCATGAAGAGCGTGGACTTGGTCCGGTTAAAGTCATCTTTCGCGACGAGGAATTCGTTAGCCCAGCAGTAGAGCGGTATGTAGAGTACATCCGAAGCCTGGACTGGGTTGATATGGAGTGGTACTGCATGCCCCAGGGGCTGGAGGTGTGGTCCCTGGGTCGTCGGCTTGACGAAATGATTTGGTCTGGTGAAAGAATCGTTAGCAATCGTCTATTCAGGCCAATTCCAGAGAATGCAATAACTGCATACCACTTCGGGTTGGACCACTTTTCGCCAATCCCTGAACACATCGATTATTATACAACCGCTGGTAAGCGAGGAAATATCGCCTTCATTACTGGTATTCGCGCAGCCGAATCAATGGTTAGATATCGTTCGGTAGTCCAAAAACTGAATGAAAACTACATCGTTACGCCGTTTAAGTCAAAAAAGGGACTGCCGGTTAAGTTTGCAAAAATCATTTATGACTGGCAGATTAATGATGTTTTCAAGTTTTTATCCGAGGAACACAATGCTCCATACTGCGAGTATTACGACCTAGCAACATTGACTGGCTCCAATAATCGCGTTGGGCACCCACTTCACAGCGTTGCTGCGAGGCGTATCGGTGACGTTATTGTTACTGAGCCAGACTTCTACGACCGCCTATACGATGTTTTCCCAATCATTGATGCCCAACGTCGTTGGTGGCCAGATTTTGATGTCGAGAAGTTGATAGCCCTGACCGCAGCAAAAGGCTGGGATGGCGTAATGCCATTCATTAAAGAATTTTGCTGGGGACAGGATACTGCCCAGCGCGCAAAAGCATTTGCGGCAGAATTCAGGCAAAAACACGCCAAAGACCCATACTCATACCCGCTTGAATGGCTCATTCGTACGATATTCATGCACGCCCTATGGGGTCATACGGTTACACCTGTTGGTCCCAAAACAAAGGCGCACACTGTTCGCCAAGCCGCACTACAACAAATGGAAGAGAATTTGTAAATGGACATTGCAAATGTCAGCGTCAATGAATTAATTGAACCAAAGTGGAATGCCACACACATCCTTAGGCCAGACCTATTGGTCTTGGCGGATTCAATCGGACAGAATGGCATTTTGACACCACTTATTGTCCAGAAGAGTGGTCGCTTGGTCATTGACGGAACCCAGCGCCTTCGCCTGATTATGGGCAATAAACACCTTATGGAAGCAACTGGTGGGATAGTGCCGGTGAACTGGGTTGACGTTGATGAACTCGACGCAATGGTTATGCATGTTCAGTTAAATCGCGGCAAAGGCAGCATGGTCGCCAAGAAACTCTCCGGCATTGTCAGAACACTCTCAATGACAACAAAGTTCTCTGAAGATGATTTTGTAAGACATTTTGCAATGAAACCACTCGAACTTGAACTGATGCTCGATGCAACAATTATCAAACATCGTGACATTAAGAACCATACATACTCGCGTGCATGGGTTCCAGTAGAGGCGCCCCCAGGAACTATTGAAAAAGCAGGCTCAATAGTCATCGAGGCACCACCAAACAGCGACAGGTAGTTCTCTAGCCACCGAAGAGTCGCTGGTATACTCGGGAGTATACGTTCTCATTTTGGAGGAAAAATGCCCGAGACTAATAGAATACGTAGAGCGCTCAATCGTGCTGTTGGACGTGTTAGAAATACCGGTGCTAGAATTGCTGACCGTCTTCGTCGTGGTCGTGAGGCTCGTAGAGCAGTTCGTGGCGCCCGTCGTCGCACTCCAGGACGCTGAAGTATTGCACGAATTGGAGGTGACTCATGTTGGTCACAGTTAATGACCTTGTCACCTACATGGATATTACGTTCAGCCTGCGCCAACGTGATGCGGCGGAGTTCGTCCTCGAGGGGCTGCAGAGCGAGTTGGAGGCATATCTCGGTAGACCTATAGAGGTTCAGGAATTCACCGAGCAATATGTATTGCCCTATGACCACGTGGGCATGCCAACATCTTCATTTTTCTACAACACCTCACTGGATACGACAATGAACCCTTTGACGTATTCACAACCTTCCCCGACAATTTATATACGTAACTCGCCGATTACTAAAGTTAATTATGTAAAAATTATCAATACATCTACGCCTGGCTTGTATATGTCGGAGGCGATAGATAGGCGTGCAACCGTAACTGGTGCTGTCAAGTCTGGTACAAATGTGACCTACACTGCGGCGGGTCACGGATTTACTAGAGGACAACATGTGACGGTAACTGGAATGACACCATCCGGTTACAATATTGTTGATAGGGAAATTACAAGCGTAACTACAACAACTTTCGTTGTCGGTGGTTTTACTGATGCGATTGCAGCATTCTCATCTGGTGGTACGGCTGAAGCATTTGGCTACGACTATACAGTTAGACGATACGGAATAGATGTATATCGTGGATTTGCTAATGACGTGTTTGAAATTTCTTACAATGCTGGTCTTGATGGAGCGAATATACCTGTCTTCAAATTAATGATTCTGCGTGCTGCCACTCGCGAAATGCAAAACATGCACGACGACGTTGTTGGTATCAAGGACCTTGAGCCACGAAATGTTGCCCCAATGGAAACTGGTTTCAGTGACCGCGAATTAGCAGCACTGAAGAGTTATAGAAGAGTAAGGGTTTCCTGATGCCCAAGGTTGAAATAAAAGTTCGGTTTATTGACAACGACATACCTGATGAAATTGAAAAAATCAAAGACAACTTGGATGACTTTGGCCCAGTATTTGAAGAAGCCAAGGAAGACTTGAGAACACTTTGGAAAAACAACTTTCTGCAAAATGGACTCCCTGCTGGAGGCTGGAAGCCACTTGATGCGGAATATGGTTCATGGAAGTCGGTCCACTTCCCCGGAAGGGGTCCAATGATTCGGACCGGCAAGTTGTTTACGTCATTGTCTGAATTACGCGGAAATCCTAATAAGATTGATAAAAAAGAAGCGACTTTCGGAACCAATATCAAGTATGCAGAGTTCCATCAGTCCGGAACAAGAAACATGCCAGCGCGTCCAGTTGTATTCGTTACTGAACGGTACGAAAGAAAATGGGCTGACGCCGCAGCGGAACATGCTGCTGGGTAGGTGAATCATGGCCATAGAACCAATGCATGGTGCACATTTTGCAAAGTCCTACGTAAGTGCATATCTCACCGCAGACCTCCCAACACGACTAGTCAGTTATAGAAACGCCTGGGGAATTGATGACATCACCCTCCCGAGTCCAGTCACCTACCTGACGCATGAGCCAATCGCCCTCGATGAATGGCCAACAATCATTACCACGGCAACATCAATGACTGGCCTAGAACGCATTAGCCATGATAGGGGCAACCCGCTTTACCGGGTCAAGTACTCCATGAGAACATATGTTTGGGTTCGGACTGAATTTTCAGCAGAGGCCACAATAATGCGCGACAGGCTAACAACAGTCGTTCGCGCAGCACTACTTGATTACCCGTGCCTCAAAGCAACCGATGCACGCGGAACATTCCGCGTCACAATTGACGAAAGTTCAATACGTGAAGAATATTCGGACCTGACATTACTAAAGGGCGACAGAGTTCTTGCTGGTTCGTATATCTCCTATGACCTAGAGATAGACGAAATCGTTATGCGTGAGCCAATAGCCACACTTAACGAAATTGACCTTACTGTCATACAAAAAGGCGTAACCGAAACACGCTCTTCGGGGATTACCAATGCGGTAAAGACAAACAAAACGATTGTTTATAGTGCTATCAATAATTTTGCCGTAGGCCAGAAGGTGACAATTATTGGAGTTAATCCAACTTCTTACAATATGTCTCAGGTTGTTATTACTGCGCGGACGGCTACAACTTTCACAATACAGGACATAGAGGGGACATTTGACGCCTATGTTGGTGGGGGCGTTGCTTACGCCTACTCTACGATTTAGGTAGATGATGTAATATTTGTTTGTTAACAAGTTTTCAGGAGAGAAATAATGGAATTCATTGACATTGATGGTCCAGGGGAAGCGCAGTCTTATCTTGATAGAGGATATTCCGTTATTAACAACGTATCGCTTGTGCCAATGCGGCTTCATGTATTCCAGGCTGATTTGTATGCAGGAAAATGGGCTGCCGTAAAGGGTGGGAATGATTATCTGGACAAATTGGTCTCCAAGGGAACATTGTCGGTCTTGAGCAAGACTGTAGCCACCCCAACGGCAGTTTCCTCTGAGGTTGCAGGCGAAGAAGAAGCCCCAAAGGCGAAGAAAAAAGCAAAAGAAATACAGGAAGAACCAGCCTCGGTGACAGAAGAAACACCAGTTGCAGAACCTGCTATTGAAGTTGTTGATGAAAATAAAGATGTTGAGGTGCAAGAGAGCACCCAATGAGTTTGGTATTCTCTTAGAGCGTACTACGGTAACGCGTCGCTTGGGTAGCCAAACAAACGTGCCGAAAATAGAGCAACCAAGGAAGGTCTCATGCCTGGTATTCAGATTTCAACAGCAGTAAGAACTGGCCCCACTAACGCAACCGTGCGTGAGTCATCTCAGGCATTCTTTGTGGGAAAGGCTTCACGCGGTCCGGTAGATGAGGCGCTACTCGTTACCAGTCTTGAAGACTTTGAACTCAAGTATGGCGGCTTTGTTAGTGGCTACTACCTCCACCCAACGGTTGAGGCATTCTTTGAGGAGGGCGGCACTCAGTGTTACGTCGTCCGCGTAGAGAAGGGTAACGCTGTTGCTGCAAGCGCGACCGTACCCAATGACCTTGAAACACCTACTACTGCAATCACCATGACCGCAAATGGTCCAGGAACATGGGCCAATGGTGCCGCTAGTGGACTAACATGGACGGTATCGGCAGGCTCTATTACTGGCGCGCGTTCACTCACCCTTTATCTTGATGGTGATGTAATTATGACCACGGGCTCCTGTACCACTACTGCCCAGATGGTCGGAAAAATCAACACCCACCCCGTTGCCTCGCTCTACGTGACTGCCGTTGAGACCAATGCTGGTGTGTATACATCAGAAACAAGCATGCCTGATATCAACGAAACCGAGCAGAACTTTGCAAGCGGAACCGCTGGTAGCACCTCCATTACGAATGCACAGTACGAGACGGCACTTACCTACTTCCTTGAGTCATTCGGTACTGGCATGGTTGCCATTCCGGAGAGCCCCAGCGTCGTCACTGACGGAGTCTTTGATGCCATCACTCTGGACATCATTGCTCACGTCACTGACGGAGTCTTTGATGCCATCACTCTGGACATCATTGCTCACTGCAATACACACAGTCGTGTCGCTGCTCTGCACGGAGCATCTGACGACACCACTAGCGAAATTCGTGGTGTTGCTCAGGAAGTTCAATCACTTGATAATTCAGAGCACATTGCTGTCTACTACCCCTGGGTATACGCACCAACCGGAACCGTTGGTGTGAATCGCATGATTCCTCCCAGTGGCTATGTTGCTGGTGCTCGTGCCCGTGCACATAACCAAGTTGGACCACACCAGCCAGGTGCGGGAATTATCTCTGATGCACGCTTCATCAATGGCGTAGTTGCCTCGATTGATAAGACGAACGGAGACATTCTTGATGCTGACTGCGTCAACGCTATCCGAGTCATCAACAACCGTGTCCGCATCTACGGTGCACGCTCCTGCTCGCCCGATACAACGAACTTCCGCTACTTGAACGCTCAGGATGTAGTGAACTATGTAGTGATTCAGGCCAACCGCACGCTGGAAGATGTTTTGTTCAGCCCCATCGATGGTCGTGGTGGCATGTTTGCCTCAATTGAGGCACGCCTAGTTGCCGTGATGGAGCCCCTACGTACCCTTGGGGCGCTATACGAAGCCTTTGATGTCAATGGCCGTCGTATTGACTTCGGCTACACAGTCAAGTGCAACAACGCACTCAACCCCCTATCGCAACTCGTCAATGGCACAGTAACCGCCAGAGTTGGATTGCGAGTGTCGAGTATTGGCGACTCAATCCAAGTCGACATCATCAAGTCAAACCTAACCACCTCGGTGGTCTGAGTCTAGTCCTATTAGTGGAGGCTTAAATGGCAAAGGTATCTCAGCGGCAGATTCTGGCAGAAGATTTACGAAGGCGGTGCTCGTTTCCCCACGGTGCTCTGTGCGCCCTTTGAAATCGGCGACGTGACGCTGACTGCCCACTATGATGACGAGTTCCAGGGTGACATCTCCAATAATGCCTCCGGCATCGCACGTAAGTTGCGCGACCTGCGTCAATTGGTTGGTAAGGCTTACTACAACATCAACATCAAGACGTACAACTGCGACATTGAAGAACTCGGCAACGACCGCGTTTACACTGGTGCACTTCTGGTCGGAATCACCGAACCCGATGGCGACTCATCCTCGGGTGCTCCAGCAACATTTTCGCTGACTTTTAGCATCTCAACTGTTGCTTCTGGTACTTCCTGATAGTTACACCGTAGCGCTCATCTAGTGTGCTAGGTTGCCTCGTATGAGCGAAAATCCATTGTACGAAGAAGCAGACCAGAGCGTTAAGGCCGCAAAGACCAAGGCAACTAGGTCAGAAACACCCCTTGACAGACTGCTGTCCGTTATCTCATCCAAGGTTGAGATTCCACCGGTCATTCTTGATGTTCCGTCGCGCCCTGGCGTCAAACTTCGCATCTCACCAAATGTTTCCCAGCAGCAGATTCGCGCATGGCGAAAAAATGCTGGAGAGGACTCCAAGCATGGAATGGATTCCACCAAGTTTGCCGCATATGTCATCGGTAATACGACTATCGGAATCCTCTTCAATGAAGAGGAAGTTGAAGAAGATGGTCATGCCCTCAACTTTGCCTCCCCATCAATTCTTGCCGCAACAGATGCAGCGCGCCCGGTGCCCGATGCCGTCCGTGCGTTCTTTGGTGTTGATGCCCATGTTGAGTCTGCTGCACTAGCAATTCTTGATGCTTCCGGCTACGGAGACACCGTAGAGGTAGAGGACCCTACGAAGGGGTCTTCGACGAACTAATCGAAGACTCCTATGTTAAGAGTGCTGCAAGACTAGGGGAATTGTGGCATGTTAACCCCATAGATTTGCTGTCATTAAATGATGATGAATGGCTAATATTGATGGCATGTGCTAAAGTTATAGAGCAAGACCGCCAAGAGCAGGAGCGCCAGTCAAAGAGTAATCGCCCCTGATAGTAGCCTTTATTGAGAGGTGGGGCCAATGGCCGCAACTTCAACCTTAACTCTCAGGATAAAGTCTATTGGCGACAAGTCGATTGACTCAGTCACGCGCAAACTCCTAAAGTTGCAGACCACCGTTCATGGTTACAACGCCATCAGCACACGCAGCCTAGAAGCCACAAATGTCAAGTGGAAGCAACACTTTGATGCTGTTGATAAAGGCATCAAGATGTTTGGCGGAATGCTTATTAAACTGGTGACGAAAAGCGCCAAGTTGGCAGCATTAGAAATTGGTCTCCTTGGTGCCGCAATGATGGGCGTTCATGCGGCATTCGTTCTTGGTAATGCATCAATGAAGGCATTTAGGTGGCTCGCTTCAGGCGCTGCAGGCGCTGCAGCAGCCCTCACTATTGCTGCGTCAACGGCTGCGGCAGCAATACGTGAACAACAAACGGCCATGTATGCATTCAAGGGCGGAGGAAACTATCAGGCTGCATCCGTAATGATGCGACAACTTGCTTCCGATGCAGATTTGGCATCCTTGGGCGCAGAAAACCTACAGGCGGCATTTGCGGCAGTCTCCAAGAACTCGACATTCACCGCTGGTTCATCCAACCTTCTCAAGGGATTAATGGACTTTGCTAGTGCTGGCAAGCCACTAGAGGAAGGGGTCAAAGCGGCAGGAAACCTCATTGCTAAACTCCAGGACCCCAAGGCCACGTTCAGCCAAATTACCGAAGCCGCTAAGGAACTTGGCCCAGAAATGGAGAAGGCACTTGCTGAAGCGGGCGGCAAAGGAATCAAGACTGCCGAACAACTCAAAAAGGCAATTCTTGATGGAACGCTTTCAGCGGCAGGTGGAGTACAGGGGCAGTTTGATGCAGTAAATGGAACCCTCATCAGTCGCTTCAAGGCAACGTTCAATATCATCAAGACAGACTTTGCCGACTTTGGTGAACCATTTCTAAAGCCAACAAAAGACCTTCTTGAAGATATTGCTCGCACATTCAAACGGACATTTGACAGAGTGTCTGGTGAGATTGCGATGTTTGCTGGAGCGGGTTTCTTTGATGAAATCGGCGGTGTCACGGAGAAGATTGGCGACTTCTTCGTAAAGTTTATTCGCGATTACTTGCCCAAGGTCGATGGAATGTTTGCCAACCTTGGTAGTTGGTGGGACCGCTTCAAACAGGGCTGGAATATGATTTTGGACAAACTCCGTCCCCTCATTGAGGGAGCGCGAGTGTTCGAGGAAACCCTAATGAGAGTCTTGCGCCCCATTGGCGCACACCTATCTGACGCGTTCGGTGGATTCAACGAGCAGATTATTGCCAACGAAGAAAAGTTCTATGCCTTTGGTGATGCTGTTGGCCAATTCATTGGGGTCATTTCTAAGTATGCGAAAACTGTTCGTGAAATTTTCATTGATGCTCTACCCTTTATTACCAAAATCATCAATGGTCTAACTGGAATCGTTGACCTATTCATGAGCCTTCTCGGTGGATTTAGAGACCTCTTCGGTGGCGGTGGACTCGGTTCATTCATGCTCATTGCCAAGTTGCTCGTTGGTGGGCGAGCAATGAAAAAGACCCCGGGCGGTGTTCTTGCCTCCTATGGAATGAGGGACATAACACCGGGTGCTGGTAGCGGGCCACTTACTGGTCAGACTGCTGCAGGAAACGTAACGGAAGGCGGTAAAGCAAGAGCCGAAAGACTTGCCAAAACTGCAGGTGCCATCTCGCAGCAACGAGTGTCTCAAATGAGCGTTCAGAATATGACAGTCATGAGTTCGTCAGACAAGGCAACCGCCTCTGCGCGCTCTCTCGCTCAACAACAAAAACGCGACGAAAAACGCTATGAACGAAATTATAAAATCGCAGCAGCAAAGGCCCAACGTGATTCCACTAGGTCGGCAGCCGCAGCAGGTACGGCAGTACCGTCAGCACTCAGCAGTCAGGCCGCTGCACAACTTCGGCAAGAAGAGGCGATGAAAAAATACGAGAAATCGAGTGGTTTTGGGAAATTCAGAGCCTACAGAGAATTGCGACGAGCCAATAAGGAAAACTTTGAAGCCAGTCGAGGAGTAATCAAGATACCCCAATACAGCCCATATGGCAATGCTCCCGACGCAGAATATAAGAACACTTTCTTCACTAGAAACTTCCGCATGTCTTCGGAGCAACGTGCTCAGATGAAGAACGAAGAGATGGCGGCACGTGCTGCCGCAGGCGTTCCCATGGGTCCTGGGGCGCTCTTCAGGGGATACACCCAAAAGGGTCGACAGATGAGGGATTCATACGGCTACAAGATGATATTCGGCGGAAATGTCGGCACCAAAGATAATCCAGTCATGAAGAAGGGCATCAATAACTCAATGGCCGCAGGAATGGGAGCAAGCCTCGGTCTTGGTTTGCTATCTAATGTTATGCCAAAAGAATCGCAGGGCGCATTAGCACTTGGTTCATCGATTGCAATGGTAAACCCATTAGCGGGTCTTGCTGTTGGTGTTATTGGCGGCGCGATTATGGGTATTCGTGGGGCCACAAAGCGCAAAAAGAAGGAAGCCATTGCTGAGGCAAAGAAGCAATCGCAAGACTTTATGGAAGGTGTTGTTGGTTCGTATACGAAGAAAATGGGCGAGATGTTGCAGAGGGGGACACTCACTAAAGACGCCCTAAAAAATATGCGTCAAACTCGCAAGAATCAATTCCAGGATAGGCAAAATCAACTAGATGCACATACGTGGGCGAAAAAGGCGCCACAACGGCAAAAGAACTTGCACGCCTGGACCTCGGTGGCTACGACATCATGGATAGTGATGCTTTGAAGGATATGGCCAAAAGGCAAAAAATGACTGGTACTGGCATATTCGGTTCTCTGAGCGACGAGGCGTATAAGGAGGCAATGAAGAACCCAGATGCATTCATTGCTGCACAAAGAGAAATTAATGAAGTTCAGGCTCAAGCATTTGACTTAGTAACACAGTTCGGAGACCAGCGAGCAGGGAGTATTGCTTCCTCGCTTGGAAAAACCGAAATGGAAATCAGGAAACTAGCCGATGCAGCGGGCGTCAACTTGCATGACAGTGCTCAGACTACGCGTGAACAAATAATGAAACTCGCCGAGGCAATGGTGAACACATCCCAGGAATTGCGGAACGCTGCTGCTGATGTATTCGCAACGGGTACTGACGTATTCCGCAAGTCAAGAGAAGCAAAAGAGGGGAAAAATGCTCTCAATGAAGAGTCATTTGCCGTTCGTGGTCAAATTGATGAATTCCTAAAGGGAAATATCTTTGATGCTGCCGCCCAAGATAGTTTGGATACGGGTCTCCTTACCTATTTTGAGAATTTTAGACAAAACCTCATTGCTCAGTATGGTGGCGACACGATGCTCGCCGACCAGGAATTCAATAAACTATTCGGACGTGGTGGAACTGCATTCAGTCAAGAAGGTGGAGCACTGCAGGGGCAAGAATCACTAATTTATTCACTTGTTGGAGATGAACTCGGTAAAGTCATTGGAGCCGGAGAAGCGGGCGGAACTAAAAATATTGAAGAATTCCTCAGAAGCAATTTCCTTGAATCTGGGTTTGAACTTGGTGGCGATGTTGGCGCAATGGCTAAGGCTATATATGGCATGGATGCACAAACTCAACAACAAATTTTTGGCCAAGTTGAAAATGCGAACCTGGCGGACCCTGGTGTGCAGAAAGCAATACTAGATATATTGCAAAGAAGTACTGGAGTAACTGGTATTGAAGCCAGCACCTATATTGAGCCGCAACTTGAGGCGGCAACCGCAATGAAGGATGCTGCGGAACTTTTCAAAAATTCTACAATGACATTCCAGGAAGCAAGTGGACTTATTATTACAGAATTAGGAGAGGGTGACAGACGTTCGCCATTTGGTGGAATTGGCGACTCGCTGACATCTTCAATGGGCAGAACGCTATCCAACCACTCTGCAATAAATTCTGGAATTCCAGGTCGCCGAACAATTACATCTGGATATAGGAATTTTGCCCTCGGCTCACTGAAGTCTGACCACGTAACGGGCAGGGCGCTAGATATGGTGGGAGATAACCTTGTTTCCTATCGTGACAAGATGACTGCCGCTGGTGGTCTTGCTGAATTCCACGGCAAGGGAGACTCACGACACCTCCATGTCGTCCCACCGCAATCTGGAGGTATTGGAGACTCAATGACTTCAGTTTCTAGCGGAGGACGTGGAACTTCTGTATCTAATACAAACAACTTCTACATTACGGGGACAAATGCAAATGAAATTGCAGATGCCGTCATGTCCAAAATGGCTATGGTTAATAAAAGTAACGAGGAGCGACGATGACAATCAGGACCGCCCTGCAGTGGCCGCGGGGATTCGTTATACGTAGAGACCCATTCCCCCAGGGTGCCGTACGGGGAACCGAAGGTAAAAACCCAGCCTTGACCGCCTTGTCAACACCCGTATTGACCGAAAGGGCAAAAAAAGCGGGCATAAAACCAACTGACCTAATTGTAAAAGTTGTTAACCCAAATTATGGTGGTGGTTATTCTTGGAAGAATTATAAAACTGGTGAAATTTTTCCCTTTAATCCATACAAAATACCTCCGCAATATCCACGGTCAGCCGCTATCAGTGAAAGTATGTTCACAAGAACCGGTTGGATTGGTCTCGTACTCATACAAGGTCAAGGCGCAACACCAACCGGAGTGCAGTTATGGGTAAAGACGGGCACGGGAATAAATAAAGAGGATGCCTCAAATGCCTATATTCGCAGGGGCGGGAAATTTAAAGAAACCACTGGCATGGAATACTTTGTTGCTTATGACGAAATGCGTGGCACAGCAGACAGATATGAGCCTCGCAAACTTGGCCTGCCATACAGGACTGAGGGCGAAATAGAGGCTTATAAGTATGAAATTCAGCAAAAGTTTAACATTACTTCAAATGAACTAGAAGCACAGGGATTTGACTGGGTGAATGGATTCTATCCAGCACCACCTGGCGAGATTAGTCAGTATGATTTGGGATATTGGACTAGTTCGGCTTCCCTGGTTAACCAGCCCGTCAATTTCGGTGGCTCGGGTGGCGGTTCCGGCCAAGGGTCTCGTGGAAGAAGCAGCGGAACACCAGCAACCCCAAATCTCCCCGTACCGGCAGTAACTATTACGACAAGAATGCCCAAGGGATATGCCGGTCGCGGGGTGGGAAGTACGGAACGTCCGCAGATGGTGCAGAGATATCAAACCGATGACGACAAATCTGCCACTGAAATATTCATATTCAGATACATACCTCAGGGAATCAAATATAGCGGACTTTCTGGCAACTGGGTTGAGGTTCCAAGAGCAGAAGATATTCCATTTGTTGATTGGGCTAGTTGGCAACTTATGAAGGTTTCATTCTCTTTCGTAGTCGCAGCAGACAGAACAGAGCCAGGCGGTGCAATTGTTCCAGATGGCCTTGACATTCCCGTTGATGCAGAGATAGAAAAGTTGCGCAGAATGGCACAACGCAAAACCCCAGTGACCCTTGTAAATTTCGACGATATGCTCACCTTTCAGTTGCGGCGTGGAGAAAAATCCATAAGAGGAACTGATGTATACGTTAAAAAACCCTCCCAAATCTCCGGGGAACCAGATGAACGAGTGCGGACAACACAACCAAATATGGAGTTTGTCATCTCAGATTTTAGTGTGACGGCAACACGCCGCACATCACAACAGGCAGTAGGGGGAGCAGATGCGAATGGACTTAAGTCAGCATCTATGTTATCCATGATTTCTGTTGCTCAGTGCGAAATTACGCTCACCGAAATACCTGTTGAGACGGTTGGAATTATTGCCTTGCCACCAATTGTAACTCCAGGCCTACCAACGACAACAAAGAAGCCGCCTGGGGGCCCCAACAGCCAAAGGTATGAGTTTATAACTGACATTATGGCATCACCCGATAGAGCATATAACTCATACATCCCCAACGACAATACGTAGAATGTACGGTCATGGCTGAAGAGATTACAAACGAGATTCAATCCGAATATGGGACAACTGTTCGTGATGCTGCATATTTTGGTTCCACGAAAGACCGTTCTTTCCAATTAGGAATTATTGACCTGGGCGCAGAAGCAGTTGGTCACATTGCTAGGGCAGTTCAATCAATTAGCGTAAGTTACTCAATGGATATGAGTCCGCAGTTGTCTGTTCAATTATTTGACGTCAATATGCAGATGCTTGAGAATAACTATTTCAATATCGGGCGCCTATTTCTCTATAAGTCGGAGCGACGTACGGAGTTGCCTCTTGAGGCAAATTTAAGTGGGGCAGCCTCTGAGACAACGAATACCCAGACGTCCGTTACGGCTCCACCTACTGGGAATCTTGGAACTGTCGAATTCGCCTATAAGCGTTTTGTTTATGAGGTAGCATCACTAAGTGTCGGCCCCGGTCAGGGCTCATCTCCATCAATCACACTTGAACTCAGGCCAAAACCAATCATGGAGATGAAGCGTGACCGTAATCCAGGTGCCATAAAAGAGAAATCTCCTGAGGTTTTTGTGCAAGAAGTCGCACTTCAGAACGACCTTAGTTTTTATATAGAAAAATCACCCAAGGGAAACGTCAAAATCAATAAAGCAAGTAATGATAGACGAGCAGACTCCACATGGGATGTTTTAAGCAACCTAGCAAGCGAGGCTAAATTTTCTTTATTTGAATCAGATGGAGTTCTATTTTTTGCTTCAATGCGTCATCTGTTTGGTCTTTGGGGACCAGAGCAGATGGACGCATTTGTTATTGACGAAAAAACCAATATACCAGTTCGTCGCAAAATGAATTCTTGGTACGTTGAGTGGCCAGCACTAGGTAGGTTCAGTATTGGTGAGCAAGATATTGTCACTGTTGGCGGAATCAACCAGAAACTGGATTACGCACGACTACTCACGCCAATGCAAATGCCAACATTTCGGCGCTCGGATAGTGATGTTTATCAAGTAAATGGCTCTATTTCCCTTGATAGGCATAATGCAATGGTTTTACGCCCTGGTATGACAATATATGTCGCTGGTATACCGACGTTTGAAGATTTTTACATTATTACCGATGTGTCGTTTGAGCACATGTCAACAAACCCTGTCCAGGTTTCATTTCGGAAGCCAGAACGTGAAGATAAATATATTACTGACATTCCAATCGGTCCTTTCGGAACCTATGTGCAGATGGATGTGGCTAACTAATTATGGGACTCAATCCACGTGCAAGCAATTCTGGTAGTGCCAACCTCAAGCATGAACCAGGTGGAATTTTTGAGGGAAAAATAACCCTCGTGTACGACGATGGTACGGTTCGCGTATTTGTCAGAATGCTTGGCATCAATATCGGCCCATGTCGCGTCGTCGGCAAGGAGTATGACGAACAATTTGCCGTCAATGATGAGGTTCTTGTTGCCTACCTAGATAATCGCAAGAGTGAAATGGTTGTTATTGGTCGCTTGACCGAGCGACTTGGAGCAGAAGCAGCAACAACAGAACCAATTGGTCACGAAGATAAGACGGAAAGTGTCATGTCT